GAGTGGGTCGGGGAGGAGAACAGCAGGCGTTACCTGCAGTTGATCCATGCGACGCAGAAACCCCAACAGGCCGACGTCTGACGTCGACTTCGTCAAGGATCCCGCCGGCTACTACGGCGAGATCTACCGCGACGACCCCGTCTACAGGATGCGCGAGTGGCGCCAGTCGGTGGTCGAGCAGATGCTGCGGAAGTATGTCCCGCCCAACTGCCGGTCGATCCTCGACGTCGGGTGCGGCCGCGGTGAGTCACTGAAGGTCGGCCGCGCCCTCGGCTTCGACACGAGGGGCTGCGAGATCGTGCCGGCGCTGTGCGACCACGTCCTCGTGAAGCACATCCCGAGCGCCACCGACCTCTCGATCTACGGCGATGGCGAGTTCGACGTCGTCACCTCCTGGGATGTCTTCGAGCACCTCGGTGAGCTCGACGTCCCCGCGGCGATCGCGGAATGTCGGCGGGTTGCCAAGCACCGGATGATCATGGGCATCGCGCAGCGGCCCGACATCATCGGCACCCACCGCACCGTGGAATCGAGCGACTGGTGGATCGAGCGTTTCGTTGCGCAGGACCTCGTCGTCGAGGAGGCTACGGGGATCAAATACCCGCCGGTCAAGAACCCCTACGGCCTCTTCGTCGTCACATGGTAGCAGCACACGTCGTCACCACGTTCAGCCAGCAGGGGTACGAGCAGTACGGCCACTGGTTCCTGCGGAGCTTCCTCGGCTACTGGCCCGACGAGGTGGTTTGCTTCTGCTTCCACGAGGGGATCGAGCCGTTCCCGATCCTGTCGCCGCGGATTCACTACCTCACCCTCGACACCGACACCGACCGGGCCCACTTCATGCGGCAGTGCAAGGACCATCGGACCAACTACCAGCAGCAGCCGCGGCGCTTCTGCCACAAGGTCTTCGCCTGGTCCTCGCCCCTGTTGCCTCGAGCGGGCTGGCGGATCTGGCTCGACGGCGACGTCCGAACCCGCAGCGAGGTCTCGAAGGCCTGGCTCGCCGAACTCCTGCCCGACGATCTCGACACCGTCTACCTCGGGAGGCCACGCTTCAAGCACTCCGAGACTGGCTTCGTCGCCTTCAACCTGCAGACGGAGGCGGGTCGCCAGTTGGTGGCACACTCGAAGAAGGCCTACCTCGACGGCTCGATCCTGCGGGAGGACGTGCAGACCGACAGCCGGGCCTTCGACCTGGCAGTGGATTCCGTGTCGCCGCTCCGTGCACGCAGCCTCTCGGACGACATCAAGGATCTCCACGTCTGGCCCCACACCCCGCTCGGGGATGTGATGGAGCACTACAAGGGACCACACCGCAAGCAGGAGGCGTATGGGCCAGCCTAACAAGAAGTTCATTGCCAACGCCGACTTCCCCCCAGTGAAGCGAGAGCTGATCGTGGCGCTGCGGACCCGGTTCAAGTACGACCGGCCGGCGCCGGACGGCAATGAGAGGGACGACCTATTTCGCGCAGGGCAGGAATCCGTGCTAGAGTGGCTGGAGATGATTTCGGAGTCTCAGCTCCAGAGGTAGCCACCGTGTGCATCTCGAGTCCCTCGGTTCCCCGTCCTCCGGAACCTCCCCCGCCAGCTCCTGATCCCCCGGAAGAGGTGGCGACCGAGGTCGATCGTCCGCTGCAGAAGGCGGGCCGTCGCAAGAAGTCGGTGGGTCTCAAGTCCTTGACGATCCCGGTTCCTCCGGTCGGAGTCTGACGTGGGCATTGCCTCGGACACCTACAAGCGGCTCGAGATCGTCCGCGAGCCGTTCCTGGCGCGAGCGCGCGAGTTCGCCCAACTGACGATCCCTCACCTGGTGAGGCAGAACTCGGAGACCGACAACTCCGCGGCCGAGTTGACCCAGACCTTCCAGTCGATGGGGGCGCGCGGCGTCAACAACTTGGCGAGCAAGCTGCTGCTGACCCTGATGCCGCCAAACGCCCTGTTCTTTCGGTTCATCCTGCAGGAGGCAGCGATGGCCGGGCTGCGTCCGAAGCAGAAGAACGCGATCGACGACGCGCTCGCCCTGAATGAGAGGGCGACCATGCAGGAGATCAACCTGCAGAACTCCAGGGTGTTCGTGTTCGACGCCCTGCGCCAGGCCCTGGTCGCGGGCAACGCGCTGATCCACCTCCCGGACGAGGGCCCACGAGTCTTCCACCTCGACAGCTACGTCGTCGACCGCGACCCCCGCGGGAACGTGGTCACCATCGTGACGCAGACGCGGCGCTCGCCCCTGACCTTGCCCAAGGAGCTGCAGGGCCTGGTCGATAAGGGCGACATCAAGAGCGAGGCGTCCGGGCAGGGTGGCTACGTCGAGATCCATACCATGGTCCAGCGGAAGGGCGCGGGCTTCGAGGAGTTCCGCGAGCTCGCCGGCAAGGTCATCCCCGGATCGCAGCGCGACTGGCGCGTGGACGAGATGCCCTACATCCCACTGCGGATGCAGAGGATGGACGGCGAGGACTACGGCCGCGCCTACGTCGAGGAGTATGTCGGCGACCTCCGCTCCCTCGAGGGGCTGAGCAAGGCGATCCTCGAGGCCGGCGTCGCCGGCGCCAAGATCATCTTCCTCGTGGACCCCTCGGGGTTGACCGACCTGGAGACCTTGGACGGGGCGCGCAACGGCGACATCCGCCCTGGCCGGGCGCAGGACGTGCAGACCGTGCAGTCCCAGAAGTTCGCCGACCTCCGCACCGCCGAACTCCAGGTGCAGAGGATCGAGAACCGGCTCAGCGACGCCTTCCTCCTCAACAACCCCCGCCAGGCCGAGCGGGTCACGGCCGAGGAGATCCGGGTCCTGGCGCAGGAGCTCGAGGACGCCCTCGGCGGCAGCTTCTCCCAGCTCGCGACCGAACTCCAGGACCCCCTGGTCTCGATCACCGTGCGGCGCCTCGAACGTCAGGGTCGGATCAACCCGCAGCCCGAAGAGGTGAAGACGGCGATCGTCACCGGGCTGGCCGCGATCGGCCGCGGGCACGAGTTGCTGAGGCTGGACACCTTCATCGGCGGGGCGCTCCAACTGTTCGGAAGCGCGGTGCTCGAGCACCTCAACGTCTCGGAGTATCTCCGCCGGCGAGCGGTCGCCTCGGGCATCGAGGACGAGGGCCTCGTCAAGGCCGAGGAGCAGTTGGCGCAGGAGCGCCAGGCGCAGCAGATGGCGGCGCTGGCGGCGAGGGTCGGCCCGGAGTTCGTCAAGCAAGCAGGACCGGAGCTCGCCGCCGCGGCGAACTCGTTCTCAAACGGAGCGCAGAGAGGCTGATGCATGGCTGAGCAGATCAACATCGAGATGGGGAAACCCACCGGGCCCGAACGACCGGAGCCCGAAGAGTCCGGCAAGATCCTGGGCAAGTTCAACAGCGTCGAGGATCTACAGAACGCCTACGTCGAGCTGGAGCGCAGGCAATCGAGGCCGAGCGATCCCGCGCCGCCGCCGCCGGTCGAAGCCGAAGAGGTCGACGCGGAGGCGCCACTCGCCCCCAAGGCCAAGAGCCTGAAGCCCGACCTCGACCTCGACATCCCTCCCCAGCCAGGGACCGAGACCAAGCCGTCGCCGGAGAAGTTCCTCGAGGAGTTCTCCAACGAGTTCCTCGAGAAGGGGAAGCTGTCCGGCGAGAGCTACTCCAAGCTCGAGAAGGCCGGCTACCCGCGCATCTTCGTCGACCGTTTCATCAACGGCGTGCGGGCCGAGGCCGCGCAGCAGGAGGCCGCCGTCTTCCAGATCACAGGCGGCAAGGACAAGTTCCAGCAGATGAAGCGATGGGCCTACGACAACGTGCCCCGCGACGAGCTCCTCTCGATCAACGCCGCGATCCAGGGTCCTGACGTGAACCTGGCCATCGCTGCAATCCGCGGGCTCCACGCCCAGTTCGAACGCTCGGGCGCCGCGGGGACGACCGTCGATGCCGAGGGGTTCTCGGCGAGGAGCGACGTCGGCCAGCCGTTCCGCTCCGAGGCCGAGGTCACCGCCGCGATGCGGGACCCGCGCTACAGGGACGATCCGGCCTACCGGGAGAGCGTCGCCCAGAGGCTCGCCAACTTCCAAGGCTTCACGCACACCAAGGCACGCTGAGTTAAGGGGGGAGCGTACATGGAAGGCGCAGTGACCGAGTGGCAGCCGATCCTCATGGCCTTCATGGGACTCCTGTCGGCTCTGGTCGGCGCCCTCGTGTACATGACCAAGCGCTCGTCCTCGAGGAATGACAAGCTGGTCGAGCGCAGCGAGAAGATGCTCGAACAACGCGACCGGCAGATAACCGACTTTGTGGACATAGCCAGACAGGCAATCGTCCAGTGCCAGGAATCGCAGAACCAGGTCCGCCGCGCCATTGACGCCTTCACAGCCTTCGAGAGGGAGGAGAAGGAAGTGCACGACCAAATCCTTACTCGGCTCGAGGACCAGACCCAGCAACTCAACAGCATCGCCAACCTGCAAGAG